GGACACTTTTGTGGACAGGTTCCCCACTACTAATATCAATACATGTGGGGTTTTTTGCCCAAAAGTGGTCATTTTTACTTTGGACAGCGAAAGCCTAGGGAGAGTTGGGCTATAGGCATGTTGTCCAGTTACTTTATATTTTATATATAATAGTAAATAAAATATATAGAATAAAAAAAAAAAAAAAAAATAAAAAAAAAGAGAATATATAAGATTTTTTAAAAAAGGGCTTTTTTTTGGACAGCACGTATTAAATGTAGTGATATCAGTAGATACAGTGTCCAAAGTAAAAATGACCAGCGCGTAAAAAAAAAGTATTGTAAGCTAGACTGTGAGAGGTGGGGGCTACTGTCCAGGATGAATATGACCACTTTTATACCAAAAACCTATGTATGTATTGATATTAGAGGGCTATATGGTGTCCAGGCAAATTTTTATATTTTGGTGCTATAAAAACTTTAGTACTATGATTAATATTTGTATACATCCGGATGTATAATTTACATAATTTGGTAGTTGCTAGGCGGATGCCCAGTATGACTGGGTTTAGCATTTTGCCCTATCATATAAGACTTGACATATGTTAAGTCTTTTGATATTATTATAAATAAAAATAAAAAGGATGGATTATAATGAGAGATATGAAAGTTATATTAATTACCGTGGTAATAATTCTTAGCTTCCTTTGTATCATCGGATCACTTGCAGTCGAAGAAGTAAATAATGATGATATAGTTATAACCGGGGACGCTAATACTACTAAGGAAGCTAAGACCGCCAAAGCTGTTAAGGAAGCTAAGACCGCTAAAGCTGTTAAGCCTACACAGGAACCAATTATCAACGTGGACGCTCAGACATTGTCTAACGCATATACGGAAAATGAAGTAACCGGGGATGCTGCATATAAAGGGAAAAAGTGTAACGTGAGCGGTAAAATAAGTTTAATTTCTGTAGTTTTAGGAGTACCAGAGGTTAGTTTATCTGTAGATGATGGCTTTGGATCTATAATATGTAAATTTAAAGACAAAGCAGAGTTAACTAAGTTGACTAAGGGTCAACAAATATCAATTTTAGGGGTATGCGAAGGAAACCCCGGTTTTGTAGTTTCTTTAAAAGATTGTAGTATAAATTAGGGAGGTGGGTATCTTGTATCATTTAAGAAAGCTGTTGGATCCAAAAATAGCACTGTCTACAGTGGGAAACATAGTTCTAATATTAGTAATATTAGGAGTTATAAGAGAGAACGACGCAGATACAGCGACTAAAGTTGCTGAGTTAACATGTAATGTACTTATTCAAATAGGCATAATGACAACTAAAGACGTGGTATAATATAAATAAGTCTCTATAAACTATTTTTGTTTTAGTGCCTGAGTAGGGCACTTTTTTATGTTATAATTAAGTTGTCGGAACTAATGACCCCAAGTTAAAATGGTCTACGACAACACAAAGTAATACCAGTGGTCTATATATCTTTTTTGGGGGATTTATAGACCACTGGTATTATTTATTTTTAAAGGAGAGTGAAAAATAAATGTCTACTGGATTTAAGAGAGAAAAAATGCAGAATCCTACTTTAAGGGAGCAGCTAGGGAGAGCTAGAGCGGCTACTCCGGTTAACGCCGTGGCGGCCACTGGTACATTAACTTTTACCGGGGTAGCTATAGATACACAAACCGTAACTATAGGGGATGATGTGTATGAATTCGATACAGACAGCACTTACACTGCTGGAAATATCCCCGTGGATATTTCCGGAGGTGCAACGGCTCCGGCAGCGGTAACGGCTCTAGTTGCTGCGATTACTGCTAACACAGCAAGTCTTTTTGATGCTGCCGATGGTGCCGGAGATACTGTAGTTCTTACAGCAAAGACAAAAGGTACTGCAAGTAATGGTATTGCGACTACTGAAACATGTACTAATGCGTCTTGGGGAGCTGCGGTTACTGCTTCGGGTGTCGATGGAACCCCAGGGTTAAGTGGTGAGCTAGCTTACGATGCTAGCTACTTATATGTATTTAACGGAGCAGATAATTTAAGTTTATCTGCGGACGCCTGGGAAAGAGTAAGCACATCTGCATACTAAGGAGGGATTTTAATTGCTTTACAAATTTGAAAGTAGAACTACAGGGCTTATGATTTGGAAAGAAGATAGTATAGTAGCTAGATTCGTGGACGGAAAATTTGAGACCGACGATATTACATTAGCTAGTTATCTAGTGCAATTTGAGGAATGCATTTGCTTAACTCCGTTTGTACGTGAGGTTGAGGAGCCTCCACCAAATGAGCATCCTATAACAGAGCCTACAGAGCCCGAAGTAGAGGAGCCTGAAGTAGAGGAGCCTATAGTAGAGCCTATAGTAGAGGATCCTAAAGTAGAGCCTACAGAGCTTAAAGTAGAGGAACCTATAGTAGAGGAAGCTAAGACCACTAAAGCTACTAAGAAGGTGAAAAAATAATGATCCTTACATTAGCCGAGGCTAAAGCACTGTTATTATTAACAGATGATAGCTTAGATGCTGCATTAGAATTATACTTGCCTATAATCGAGTCAGATATTTATATCTGTACGAAAAACGATTTTATGGTTAAGGAATATATTTCTACAGAGGTCTCAAGCGGGGTTATATACGCTGATAATGACTTGGTTCCAAATGATACAATAATGTTTAGTTCTGGTATAAACGGCCAAGTACCATTAACCGTTTTAACAGCTACTTCGTCAGAGATTATCGTAACTGATGATCTTGACGATGAATCTACAGAAAATAGTTTTGTGAAGATGAAATATCCAAAGGGACTTAAAATAATAGCCGCTCAAATGATAAGGTATAAAATATACCAGAATCCGGGTATAAAATCTGAATCAGTTGGACAGTACTCCGTAACTTATGAGGAGGCGTCGTCTGGCTATCCGGTTCAACTATGGGAGGCTTTAAAAAAAGGGTACTCAAAGTATTTTAAAAGGAGTGAGTAAAAGATGGCTGTAGTACAAATTACACCACAAAGCATAGTTAATACGGGTCTAGTGCCTGCATATACTGCGGTTAGTGACGCAGGGGATGACTTTTATATGAAAAACAATGAAAAGACATATTTAGAAGTCATAAATAGCAGCGGGTCATCCTTGACCGTCACAATAACCGGAGTGGGCTATTGTGACCAGGGGTATTTACATGACCAGGAAATAACTTTGGCTGCTGGGGTCACAAGAAAAATAGGCATTTTTGAGAGGAATAGGTTTAACCAGAATTCCGGTACTTATATCGGTTCGGTTAAAATTAACTTTTCCGCAAGTGCCGATATAACTTATGGGGCATTTACATATTAATGGGGGTGGAGACACATGGCATTTACACTAATTGCGCCGAATCCAACGGATGTTTGGAGGGGCGACGGGGCGGTTTTATATAAGGATAAAGACTTAGTTGGTGAGGCAATTGTAGGAGCTTTAGACGGCGAAACTAAATTTTCCGTCGATACTGAGTTTAAAGATATTAATTACAATGGAGCCTTTGGAAAAACAAAGGATTTGATATATAAGTCCAAAATCCAACCTAAGTTAGACATTAAATTGTGTACGCTTAATTATACAAGTATGGCTCAAGTATACGCTGGACTTACTGTCTCAGATGAGGGGGCATATCATAAGGTATCAATTTCTACTGAGATCGTGGCCGGAGATTACTGGACAAACCTATGTTTCGCCGGCATAAGGGCTGACGGTAAGTACTTTAAGATTTACATGGATAATATTATCGGGACTGATAAAATAGAGACCTCTCTTAAAGAGGGCGATAATGCAGTAAATGACGTAACATTGTATGCATGTTACGATAGGGCTACTCCGACAACGGTTCCATGTCAGATTTGGTTGGAGGACTAAGATAATGTCTATAGGAAGATACTATAGTACTTTAACATTATTGCGGCCAGGAAATACTAAGGTTAACCCAATGGGCGGACAAATAGTCGATTGGGTTAGTATCCCTTTTAAGGGGGTAATAAGTAGGAGGCAATCACAAACTAGTAATACTATGGGTAAAAGCGGTGAGCTTACCGATGCTACATTAATTTGTGAAATACGCGATCTTAAAAAAGGAGATCGCGTACGTAATATCGATGGTACGGAATATATACTAAAAGGGAACCCTAATAATGTAATGAATAGAAATCATCATTTGGAATGTGATTTACAAAGGTTAACGGGGGTAGACATATGACTATGGTAATAAATAACTTTGGAGCCGCTAATAGGTGGCTAAAGAGAGCTAATGAGGAATCTCTTAACCAGTTAGGACATTTCTTAGTTGGGGAAGCTAAGAAGCGAACTCCGGTAGACACCGGGACTTTAAGAGGTGCTAACCAACATAGGGTTATAGACGTTCGAGGTGGTAAGATGTTGCAATTATTTAATAATACTGAATATGCTATATGGGTACATGAAGGTACTAGGCGTATGGCTCCTAGAAGGTTTATAACCGACGCTATCGACGCGAACCAAGTTAGGATAAGAAGAGTAGTTGAGGAAGCATATAGGAGGGGATTTTAGGTGACTAAACAAGAGTTTATTAATAAGGTTGAAAAAATAGATAAGCCATCCATTATTATAACAGTAGTTTTATTACCAACGGGGGCTAAAGAAGTTATCGTAAATCATGAGTTTATTACTCAAAAAATAGAATATATTTTAGAGGCATATGATGATGATTTAAGATTGTTAAAATGTAAAGATATAAGGATATTGGAGCTGATTATATTATGATAGGCCAAATTGTAGAGGCTTTAATTGCTGAGTTATCGGAGATAATGCCAAGTTTTTCTCAGCTTCCTTTAGCCGATACGGCTTACCCATTTGCGGTTGTAACAGAGACTATAACCAGCAAAGGTAAACCTAAGTTTTCAGGAAACTTTATTATTGATATCTGGGATAATAAGTTAAATGATACATATTTCGATTTAGATACATTGGCCTTAAATCTTTATAATCTAGTGGTTATAAAGAATAAATTTTTCTTCTATGGGTCGTGGGAAGTAATACAAAATATACCGACTCAGGAAGAAGGATTGACCAGACATCAAATAAGAATGGAGGTAAGCGGATGGGTGAATACAATCCGGTAGTAGAGAAAAGACATATTTACATGTTAAGTAAAATCCTAGATGACGTGGGCTTTAAAATGAAAGGCACTACACAAGAAGAAATTGGGCTTGATATGGTAGGTAGTATAGTTAGGGGACTTTGGAAAGCTGAGAAATCAGTAGACGCCTTAATATGTGATGTGTACGGTCTTACTGATATTAAAGGCCTAACAATTAAAGAGTATATTAAATCTATTACAGCAATCATAAAGAATCCGGATTTTATAGAAGCCTGGGAAGAACTAACAGGTGGGCTGAATTAGATTTTATATATTCTCGGTATGCCCAGGCAGATAAAATACTGTCTATGCCGCCAAGTGAGGCTGACGCTATTATAGACGCTGGATATAAGGCGATGTGGGAGGAAAGATGTTGGCAAAAGTGGTTGAATGAGAGTGGGGCAGAAAAAAGCTATAGTGACTACCAGCGTGAGTTTTTTGAGCCTAAAAGCACTCCAGACCTAAATAAATCCCTGGAAGTAGCCAGGGAAATTAAGAGAAGGGAGGAGGAAGCTAAGAAATGAATTTATTTCAATTAGTGGGAGATGTTACGCTAAGGTCTGCGGAGGCATTAGCAGGCCTTAGTAGAGTAGAAAACGCGGCGACTAGAACAGGGACAGTTTTTACAAACATGGGAGCAAAAGCAACGGCGGCGGGTACAGCTATGACAACTTTTATAACTCTACCAATAGCCGCGGCCTTAGGTTATTCTATTAAGTCGGCAAGTGACCTTAACGAGACAATAAGTAAAACTGAGGTAGTATTTAAGAGTAGTTCTAAAGAGATACTAGATTGGAGTAATGGCACTCTTAAGAACATAGGTTTAGCAAAGTTATCGGCTTTAGACATGGCCGCTACCTTTGGGGACATGGGTACATCTATGGGACTTAGTACCAAAGAGGCTACTTCTATGTCTAAAGGTCTTGTAAATTTAACGGGAGACATGGCCAGTTTTAAGAATATAAAACCGGATGAAGTACATACAGCGTTAACCTCTGTATTCACCGGGGAGACGGAGTCTCTTAAGCGTCTCGGTATTGTAATGACCGAGACTAATTTAATACAGTTCGCTAAAACCCAGGGTATAACTAAAAGCTATAAGGCCATGACCCAAGCTGAAAAAGTACAGCTAAGATATAACTATGTTACAGCTATGAGTAAAAATAGTATTGGAGATTTCCAGAGAACTCAAGCTAGTGCAGCTAACCAAATGCGTATCTTTACAGAGGGTATTAAGGAAGCGTCAACAAAAATTGGCGCGGTTTTGTTACCCACGTTCGTAAAATTCGTAAATTTTGCGAACAAATTACTTGACGCTTTTATGAAGTTATCTCCAAAACAACAAGAGTTTATTGTTAAGCTGTCACTAATAGTGGCAGCAATAGGGCCTATTATTTTGGTGTTAGGTAAGTTTTCAATGGCCATTGGATCCATAATAACAATTTTTGGTACACTAGGCCTTACGGCGTCCTTAGTTATAGTTGGGATAACTGCACTAACTGGGGTTATAGCTGCGGTTATTATTAAGACCTATGGGCTTAAGACTGTTTTAGGTGTTCTTACAGGGGCATTTAATACGGTGAAAGCTAGGGTTAGTGAGTTCTTTACTTTATTAAAGGCTGGTGGGAACCCAATACAACTTATAATCTTTGAGATCGCAAGATTTATAGGTATAAATACAACATTAGGCCAGGCCATTATAAAAGTAAGGGACGGATTTAATGTAATGGAGGCGGGCATTAAAAAGGCAGTTACCCAGATATGGAAGACAGCTAGTAAAATATTCGCCGATTTAAGGACAGTACTTGAGCCATTTTTTCAACAAATAAAAGACAAAGTTATACCGCAAGTTATTGGTATGGTTAGTGAGTTAACCCAGTTATTTGGGGCTATTGGAAACGCGGTCGCTAAGACAGTTAAGTTTATAGAGCCTATTTGGTCTGGTTTTTGGTCGTGGGCTAAACCTATTGTTACCGCGGCATTAAATGTAATAGTTAGTGTTGTAACTTATACATTTAATACTATTAAGAATATATTTAGACTTGCAAGACAAGTATTAACCGGAGATTGGAGCGGTGCATGGAATACTATTAAATCTATTTTAAGTGGTGCAGTAGGTGTTATTAAGAGTATATTTAGTAATTTATTCAGTGCGATATCTTCAGTTGTAAAAAGGATTGTAAATACGGTAGTTTCGGACTTTAGAAACTTAGGATCCCAAGCGGTTAATGTTATATCTAATTTAGGATCAAGCTTGTATACTGCGGGTGCAAATGCTATAAATATGCTATATAAGGGGCTTAAGTCTAAAATTAAAGCTATTAAAAATATAGTAAAAGAAGTGGCAAATTCCATAGCGTCCTTCTTAGGATTTAAAAGTCCTACTAAAGAAGGCGAAGGTCGATACGCGGATAAGTGGATGCCTAATCTAATGAATATGTTAATTGATGGGATCAATAGGAATAAGGGTAAACTTGCAATGGCTGCTGAAGATGTTTCGAGGATGCTTAGTTTTGAGGGGACTTCGGATATGAGCTATAGAACCACAATAGGTAGGAGCATAAGTACAAGCCCAAAAAATATAGTATTGCAGATTAATAATCCTAAAGTCTTTGATACTAAGGATATTGACAAGTTTATGAACCCTGTAGTAAATAGGCTTAGAAGATTGGGGGTCGGTTCGGTATGAGTACCCTGACGATAGGTGGGACACCTTGTACCCTTCTAGAAGGATGGAATGTATCTTATAAAAGAAAGCACAGAGCCACATTTTCAGGAACTATTTATTTTACAACGGAGTCCATAAGTTTCGGTGATGATGTAGTTCTTATGGATGGGGCTACTCCGATCTTTGTAGGAGTTCTAAAAGGCCTCTCTAAATATGATCCATTTGAAACTAGACAAGTTTTGTATATGGATATTGAAGCGGATGATAATTCGGCTATTTGTGATAGAAGAGTTATAGCCGCGGCGGTAGAAGCTATGACGGCCGCGGATGCAATTACAACTTATATACTTCCAGTCTTAATAGACGAAGGAATAACCGCGGGTACAATCGACGCTGATTTCACTATAACTAGGGATATATGGAGATACTATAAAGCTAGTGAGTGCTTAGATAGATTAGCAGATATTAACGTCGGGTATTTCTGGTATGTAGACAATGATAGGAAACTACATTTTCTCCATGGAGATAATGCGCCGGCAGTTAATTTAAATTCTGAAGTTGATTTTACAGGGTTTAGACCTACTAGAGGTATGGATGTATATAGAAATACCCAGTATGTTATTACTCCGGAAGTCCGGACGACTCCACAATACAATGAAATAGCTAGCCCCGTAGCTGACGGGGCGTCGAGGACATTTACAACTAGATTTCCGATTGCAGAAAAGCCATTGTATTTTTGGACTACACAGGATTATTTTGCTGGAACTGTAGTCTGGGATGCTGTAGATCTTGCAGATATTGGGGTTAACGGCTACGACGAGGACAAAAAATGGTATTGGTCTTATAACAGCTCGAGTATAACTCAAGCTGATACTGAGACAGTACTACCGGAAGGTGGAGCAGTAAAAATATCATATATAGGACTTAGAAAAGCTGTATTAAAGATTACAAATCAAGCTGAAATAAACGACAGGAAACTAAAAGAAACTTCCTCAAGCGGTATATATGAAGATGTGGAAGAGATAACGGGTATGGATGACTTTTATGCTGCTACTCAGTACGCTAAAGCCATATTGTCTAAATACAGTGAACTGAGTGACAAATGCGAATTTGAAACCTATGATCCTAGGTTTATTCAGGGGTCTAGAATACATATTGACTTACCATTTTTTGGAATAACAGCTTCATATTTAATAGATACAATTATGATTACCCAGGAAGACCAGCTCGTTAAGTATTCTATAACCGCTTTAGATAGTGCTAGTATAGGGGAGTGGGAGAAATTTTTCTTTGATATATACAAGGCACAAAGGAAAGTAGTCTTGAATGAGGATGAGATCCTAACTTTCATAAACGGGATTGATGAGCCTATAAATATTACTGATAATTGGGTAGTTGAAATACACACCGGTTGGACGTTGCCGTTTACATTGCCGGTTAGTCCAATGGGTACAGTTATACCAGGGGGTGTAATATGATAAAAGAAGGACTAGGCATAAAAGAAGAATTGAGTATAAAAGGCACATTTAAATTTATATTAAAGGAAGCTAAGAAGCGTGATATAGTACAGATTCAAGAAAATACAATAATGAAATCTCCATTATATGGACTTATAAATACATTTTTGGGGTACTCTGTGGACTTAAGTGTCCAAAGATGTGCGGTAGGTACCGGTACGACTCCGGTTTTAGTTACTGATACGATACTGGACGCTGAATATTATAGAGTGTATAGAACGGATCTATACCGTGATAGCTATACGATGTTTAGTGAATTTATATTTACTAAGTCCGAGGCTAACACTACATTAACCGAAGCAGGAATTTTTCTTAATGCTGCTACTTGTACATCGTCTCCGAACACTGGGACGCTATGGAGTAGAGTATTATTAAGTCCAGCTATAACTAAAACATCGGCACAAGAGCTTGTAGTACAATATACAAACATTTTTTCGAGGGGGTGATAGTATGTTAGCACCGAATAAATTGCCATGGCAGGCATGGAGTACCGGGGACACGATAACAGCTACTATCTGGCAAAATTTATATGATGCTGCTAAGAATGCAGATAAGAAACCGAGTTCAAGCCAATTTCTTAAGGACTATTGGTATTTAAGGAACTGTAAAGAACTCCTTTATGGAGATGACTATACAGCGGCGTTAAGTGGAAATACTACACTTAGTATTGATTCTACTTTAGCGGTTTTAAATGATACTGGGGTTAAATGTTTAGTTAATTCCGCGGCTACTTCATTTTACAATGGATTTTATAAGTCTGGGTTATCCTGGGATTTATTAAGTTTTAACGACGGATCTACCGCGACGAGTGATCAAGTTGCCGGAGTTATAGCTTTCTATATCTCCGATGTTTCTAAGTTTACTAATTTATATCTTCAGCTAGGGTCTGACTCAAGTAACTATTATAGTGCTTCTTATAGTTCTGGAAGTCTTCAAAACGGTTGGAACCTTAAGGCCTTTGGTCTCTCTAGTTTAGGGACAGTTGGGAGCCCACCGGCTTTTGATAGCATATCGTATTTTTCAATGTATACTTATAATAATGTTAGCGGACTGAATTCATATTTGATATTAGACCATTTTATGATCATGAGAAATGATCCCGTTGACGGTAATCCATATAGTTTACAGCAAAGTAACGGTATTGCGTCTCCTGAAACGTGGACTGATGATATAGACAGATATGGTTTTTGGTTTTCCCAAGCTGAGGACACGGCTACTAACTGGGGGAGAAGTGGGATAACTCGGATTACGTCTACAGTTACTTTAAGGGCGTTTGATATAGATGCCCAGTTACATAGGAATTTTTATGCTAAAGTCTCTCTAGCATGCAAGAACGCTGGGAAAACGATGTCTATTGTCTGGTATGTGGATTCTGATAATTACATAGAGGCTTATGTTAACAGTAATACTCTATATATTACTAGAGTGGCATCGGCTAGTAGTTCTACTAAATCCGTAGCCCTTGGGGCTTCAATTGTTAAGAATGCTCAAGTTGATTTGTTTGCTTGGAAAGAAGAGGATCACTTTGGGTTTAGGGTTGAAACAATGGGAGTTACAAAAATACTCGAGCATAACCATATTAGTACAAGTGAGGGTTATGTTGCTATGGGACTTCCAGTAGCCGGGGCAATAAGCTTTGTATACAATTGGGAAGTTAGTCATAATCCATTCCAAGCTCAGGAAAGCTATGATTTAACTAAATACCCAATATTAGTTAAGAAAACCGCGGACTTGGGGAGGCTTAATACTACTACGGTAACAGATGATCCAGAGCTTAAATATACATTTACGAAACCGGGGACTTATAAAGTTGAAGGACATTATCACATTGATGTAGATTCGGATAGTTTAGAAGCCGGATTTAAATTTGCGTGGACTTTTTCCGGGACTGCTAGTTTTACACAAAGGGGATTAAATGGCCCAAGTTACTCGAATACTTCGCTTACTCAACACGTTTGTGCTGACTTGGGAACTGCATATGCCTTTGGTATAGACAGTGCATATAATTTCTATGGTGTCGAAGAATTTTTAGTAACGGTTACGGTTCCCGGAACTCTTACGTTACAGTGGGCACAACAGGAAGCCAGGCCGGCTATTACAACTACTTTGAAAAGCAGTTCTCATATAATAATAACTAAGATGAACGAGGTGTAAATTAAACAATGTCGACAATTAAAATAATGTGTGGATTACCGCGGAGCGGTAAGTCCACATGGATTGAAAGAAACCGAGATAATGAGGTTATCATTTCAGCGGATGAACTTAGATATGTAGTCTATAACCAAAGGTTTTGGCCTGATGGTGAAAGGCTGATGTGGGGAATAAGGGACGTAATGTTGAAATATTTTTTAAGGCAAGGGGTTAACATAATTATTGATGAAACAAACACGACAAAATGGCAAAGGAAGCCTATTATAGAGCTGGCTAAAAAAGCCGGGTATGTAATAATAGGCTATTTACTAGATTACGCTATGCATGAATGCATAGAGCGAACCGGTGAGGACAAGGAATTGTTAACACCGGTTATAGAGCGGATGCATGAACAATTTGAGCCACCTACACTAGAAGAAGGATTTGATAAAATACACGTGATAGGGGGAAAGACTTGACATATGTCAAGTCTTTTTATATAATTTATAGTAGGAGGGATGGACTATGAAAAACGAATTTATGAGAAACGAAAGATCTTTAGAAACTAGGATAAAGAGATTTACGGAAGCAAATGGAGGGCTACTTATTAAACAAAATCCTAATATTTATAGGGGAATTCCGGATAGACTTGTGATAACAAGCACCGGAAGAGTTTTTTTCATAGAAATCAAGGATCCAGATGGAAAAATCTCGGAGCTACAAAGGTTTTGGATCCGGAAGTTATTAAGTATCAACGTAGGAGCTTACATAGTTTATAACTTAGAACAGTTTAAGGAGGTGTGGTATGTACAAGATGCCAGATATGCCACTTTATAAAGTAGTAGAAATATTGAGGGACGTCTCAGGTGCGACGTTAACTACGTATCGTATGACTGAAAACGGATATATATTAGTTGATCTAGAGTGTTCTACTGTTCTAGATGAAATCTATTTAGTAGATAAATTAGGACTTAAGGAGGTAGAGAAGTGGCTAGAGATATAGAAAATATAGAAATGTTTGATTACCAAAAAGAGGCTGTGAAACAATTAGAGCGTAACCAGAGCTACGCTCTGTTTTTTAGGATGGGGAGAGGTAAAACTCTTCCTGTTTTAAAGTTTTTATCAGATTATATTATAGCACATAAGGGATCAAAAATCTTGGTCATAGCTCCATTAGCAGTAGCTAGGGACACATGGCATACTGAAATTGAAAAATGGGGTTTTAATATTGATTATGTGCATGTATTAGGGAGTAAAAAGCAAAAAGCTTTAAATACGAAAGCTAATTTATATATCACCAATAGAGAATCAGTAGTTTGGCTGCATAAAGCCGGATATCTTAATTGGGACATTATAGTTGTCGACGAGCTCTCAAGTTTTAAGGACTCAAAGTCCCAAAGGTACCGGTCACTTATTAAATTTAAGGCTAAGCGATTTATCGGCTTAACCGGAAGTCCGGCAGCTAATAGCTTAGTGGACTTGTGGCCACAAGCTAACTTAATAAAGCCCGGGGTTTTATTTAAATATAAAACTACTTTTTTGAAAAACTTATTCAATCCGGTTTCTACTATAGGCCACATAG